CCGCAGATCGATCGCCGTGGCCCATGGCCCGGCGACATCGCGCACCGTCCGCCGCCGGAGCAGGCGCATCGACACCAGGCCCCAGCCGTCGACCTCGGCGATTGCTGATGCCAACCCCTCGGCCGCATCGGCCAGCTCGGCCAGCCGCGCCGGCTCCTCGTCCCACAGCGTCAGCGCGATCAGCACCTCGCGGCCCGCGCCGCTCTTGTGGCTCCAGTCGCTTTCGCTGCCCGCGTCGATCACCGCATAGGGAAAGGCCGCCCGTGCCGGCGGACCGTCATAGATTCCCGTCAGTCGCGGCTCACCTGCCAGCGCGCGGGCCAGGGCCGCCTGCAGGGCGCCGCCCGCGCTCACCGGCCGCTCCACAGCGCAAAGCGCAACCGCACGTCGCTCAGCCAGCGCCGCAACAGCCCCATCGCCTCGATCACGATCGTGTCGCCCTCACGCCGCAACCGCACATCAGGGAATTGGGTGAAGACCAGCTCGACCCGCTCGCGCGTCTTGTCCGCTAGGTTGCGCGCCCTGGCCGCCACGCGCTTCGTCAGCCCGTCGAACTGCGCCATCAGCGCATCTCCTCGCACCTGAGCAGGATCCGGTCGCGCAGCCTGGGATCGTCGATCCGCTGCTTGACCAGCATGGTCCTCGCGCCCCAGGCTACTCTTTGCCCGACTGCGATCCCGTCGCGCCTGCGGATCGTCACGCGATAGCGCGGCATGGCCGACAGCGCCTGCGCCTCGGCTTCCGGCCCCGCCCCCTCGGCGACGATCGCCGCCAGGCAGTCGCACACCCGCTCCCAGCCGGGCTGTTGCAGCCCGCTCGCTGTGCGCACCGCGACCGGCTTTTCGATGATGACCCGCTCTTTCAGCGTCCCGGCGAACTCCATTAGGCCAACCTCATCCGCCGATAGGGCCGCCACAGCGCGGTCACCGCCGCCGGTGGCTCTCCACCTGATCCGTCCCGCGTCGCGAACAGATGCGCGATCAGCCTGAGGATGCCCTGCCGCAGCGGCTCCGGGACTCCGTTCGGCTCGCTCGCCAGCCCCGCCGTGCCGCTGACCCTGATCCGCCCATCCGACGGCTTCAACAGCTTTACCCAGCCGTCGCCGCGGCTGTCGATGTCGACCTCATAGTCCCCGGCTGCCAGGACGGTCGCGCTGCCGTCGGAGGCGATGATCTCCATGCTCGCGATCGCCCTGACTGGCGTCAGGCTCAACCGCTGCCATTGGCCGGTTGCCGGCAGCATCTCCGCGAAGGGCCGCTCGATCAGCGCCTGTCCGGTGAAGCTCTCGCACAGCGCGCTGGCCGTCCGCACCAGCCCCGCCAGCAGCGCCTCCTCCTCACCCGTCTCAACCCGGGCATAGGCCTGGGCCTCGGCCATGCTGACCGCGGCCGGCGCGATATTCTGCTCGATCATCAGCGCTTCTCCACCCGCAGCATGATCGACCGGCTGTCCTCGCGTCCTTCGGCCGTCACCACATGATTGGTCAGCCGGTAGATCCGCCCCGGCTGGCCGCCGCTCACCTGGACCGTCGAGACCAGCAGGTCGAACCGGCTGGACATGATCGACACCCCGCCTGCCTCGGCGGGGCTGACGGTCCAGCTGCTTTCAGTGAGCACGTCGCCCGACAAATATTCGGCACCCCAGTCGACGCTGTAATCGAGCAGCGCCTCGGGATCCTTCAACAGAAGGGTCATGCTAATTCCTTGGGTTCAGGGTTCAGCGCGGCTCGGGCACGGCCTTGCGGTCGCTGAGCGCCACGGTCGACCGCTTGGACGGCACCTTCTTGCCGCCGTCGCCGGATTGGGTCTGGGATATGCTGGCGGCGGCCAGCGCGAACTGCCCCAGGCTCATGGGATATTCGCCAGTGGCAGCCAGCTGCCCGGCGTGCCGGCTGCAGAGCAGACCCACCCCATCGGCTGCCCGGAGGCCGGCGTCCGGTTCCATACGATTTCGCCGACGCCATGCGCGCCGCTGGTCGGCGCCGCCGTGCCGTTGCTCATCCGCCGGGCATTGGCCATCGTATCGCCAACCACCAGGTTCGGCGCATAGAAGGCATAAGGTACTGCTGCGCCCGTGCCGAACTGCTCGGTCGTGGTGTTGCAGGTGATGCGATAGGCGATGGCCGACCCGCCGTTGGCATAGTCGAAGCGCAGCTCGTTGCCGGAAAATTTCAGCCGCCAGCTGTTGACCGCCGCGATGCTGTGCGACGCCAGCAGCACCGTGTCGGTGGCCGTCGCATCCTCGCCCAGGCGCGCCTTGACCGTCCCGCTGGCCTTGATCCCCTCCGAATAGAGCGAGTTGACCCTGACTCCGGCATCGCCCGCCTGGATCACCGCCGCCGTGCCGAGCACGCTTCCGGTCAGCATCCCGCCGACCACCAGCGTTGGCTGCACCAGCTGCGCCTTGCCCTGCCCGCTTTCATGATAGCAGCCGCTGAAGACATTGCGGGCGTTGGCGTCGTCGGTGCGGTAGCTCCCCCCGGCCCGATAAGTCGTTCCACTCGTCCAGGCATTGATGTTGCTGCCGGCATTAACCCCGCCGGCGCTGAGATAATGCCACCATCCATTGTCGGCGGTGGTGCCGGAGGGCGCGTTGGTCGAGGCCCCGGCTTCCTGCCCGGCGATCACGCCGTAGCGGTTGCCGTTGTGCGACACGACCGTCGGGATGGTCCCGGTGACGATGCCGTTGGCGGCGGCGTGGCACCCGAAATAGCTGTTGCCGAGGAAGCTTGAATCCTCGAACCCCCATTGCCGGTTGTTGGAACAGTCGAGGCCGATGATCGACCAGATGTTGGCGTCCGCGCCGTTGATGTAGATGCCGCGCCGGCATCGCTGGATCCGCCCGCCGATGATCCGCGCGCTGTTGGCGTTGCCTTCGATCTCGCCGCCCGCGCCGGCGGTCACGTTGCAATAGATGCCGTCGCCTTCGAACTCCTCGATATAGACATTCTCGATCTGCGCCCTCGCGCGCAGGTGGATGCCATGCGCCTCGGCTTCGGCCGTCGTGAAGGCCCCGCGCAGCGCCAGGTTGCGGATGATCGCGCCGTCGCCGCCGCGGTGGGTCGTACCGTCGGTGACGAGGCCGGACGTGTTGTAGCGCTGCACCCTTATGCCGGTCACGCCGGCCGGGAATTTCAGGACGGTGCCGCGCCCGCTCGGATATCCGGTATCGCTGCCCTCCAGGATATAGCTGCCCTCGGTCAGCTCGATGGTCGCGGCGAATTCGAACAGGCCCGGCGGGAAACGGACGGCGTCCTGCCCCTGGTAATTGGTCGCGGCGTTGACGGCGCGCGACCTCAAGGCGGCGAACATCCCTGCCAACGCTGCCGAATTGGCCGCGCCGTTGCCGGCGCCCTCGACGATCCCGAACCAGCGTGGATCGACCGGGCCGTTGATCTGCCGGGCCCAGGCGCCCGACGCGCCGGTCGGGGCCGATGCCGGGGCGACATAGATGCCCTGGCCGCTATCCGCCGCGACCTTGCCCGACAGGTCGCTGGCATCGAACAGGAAGCTGCCTGCCCGTCGGCTGTCGGCGAGGTAGGCGCGGGTCACCGCGCTCACGTCCTTGCCCGCCAGTTCCGCGCAGCTGGCCACGGTCGCCAGCGCCCCGCCGCCCAACAGGTCCGCCTTCGCGAACCATTCCGCCGGCGCCACCAGCGAGATGGTCTTGCTGCCGTTGGAGAAATTGGTGGGGCTGCCGGCGATCGGCTCCCGCGCCACCTTGCCGTCGGCCTGCATCGTGCCGCGTCCAACCTCCCGCTCCTGCGGTTTGTCGACGCCCTGGATGCAATAATAGAATTGCTCGCCCGCACTGACTGCGTCGGCCAGGCTGGTATAGCCGTTGACCGCCGCGCCCAGCGTCACCGGGCCGGTGCCCTGCACCGTAGTGACGTTGCGCACCAGGTCGACGAATTTCGGCGTGAATGGCATTCGCCTCTCCTCCCCTCCCCACAAGGGAGGGGTTGGGGGTGGGTGAGCAGCGCGGCAGCTCAATGCTGCCAAGCTGCTTTCTCAGTGAGGGTTTGGGGCGACTAGCAGGGGATAAGACCAGTCGCCCCCAAGCTGCCTCAGATGAACTTCAGCAGCTTGATCGCTTCCGAATTGACCACCTGCCCGCCGACCCGCTTGGTCGCGTAGAAATGGACGTAGGGCTTGTTGGTGAAGGGGTCGCGCAGGATGGTCGTCGCGTTCCTTTCGGCGATCGTATAGCCGGCCTTGAAATTGCCGAACGCGATCGACAGGCTGTTCGCCGCGATGTCCGGCATATCCTCCGCCTCGATCACTGGATAGCCGAGCAGGGTCGCCGGCTGGCCCGACGCCAGACCCGGCTGCCAAACATAGGCGCCGTCCGCCGTCTTGAACTTTCGCACCGCGGTTGCGGTCGCGCTGTTCATCACGAACACCGCGCCCTGACGGTAGGGCGGCCGCAGGGATTGGACCAGGTCGAGGATCTTGTCCTGCGGATTGCTGGCCGGAAAGCCGGCCGACACGCCGGTTCCAATGAACTGCAGCGTCCCCTGCGGCCGCACGCCGTCCGCCGTCGCCGCGCTCGGCGAG